CTGCTGCTATTGCTGGTGTGGCTATAGTAATATAGTGAGCAACTATTGACTCACTTGTCTTTCCGAAGGTCTTCGACTCCACTCGCCCCCAAGAGGGGCTCCTGGACTCTTGCCCTCAACAAGTCTAGCAATAGTCGTCCGACTCACGCAATTACATTTACGGTAGTCGGCTCCGCGTCAGTCCCCCTATCGGGGGCCTAACTTGGTCTTCGGGGCGCCGCTAGCGCGGCTTCCTCAGAGGTCCCCCTCTCCCCTTAACCCCTCTCCCCCTATAGGGGCAAGTACCCTTTTAGGGAATCCATGAATAAACCGTTGTGTCTACTGGGATTTCTGTGTCATTTGCGAAGGACTTTCCGGCGACCAGCATGTCGGTTGCGAGGACGGGTTGATCAAAGAACATGGTGATCATTCTGTCCCACTCCTGACGCTTCTCTTGGATCAGTGCTTCCTTAGAAGAGATGGCAAGGATGTCTTGAAAGTACTTGACCCCGAGGGCAAGTGCGTCTACCCGGTCATCGTGCTTTACGGCTCCTTTTTCCCGACACATGCGGGTCAGCTGGTACATCAGCATTCGAGGCAGTCTTTCTTCTGGGGCCATGTCGTTGTTAGATTGATAATCCCACGTTATCAATCGTTGGTCAATGATAAGTCTATGTTGGTTAAGGACTGGTTCCAGAGTGTCAATGATTCGGTCTTCCTTTCGAGTGGTGGCGCGTGTCTCCTCAAAGTTCATGCCAACCTTCATTTCGATGGCGTGCTTCTTGAGAAGTTCCATGATCGCACCATCACCGAAGTTGGATTCGATCAGACACGTCTTACTGCCGTACTGCCGAGACCTTCTTAGGATCTCTCTCAGAGTCGCGTCGGAGTATCCGTCTTGGGTCGCATAGATGTCCCGAATGTAAATAAAACCATTGATTTGAGAAAGGATGATGGATACCGTTTCGTCCTTACCTCGGCCTGAGGGGTCCACAGCGGTAATGGTTTCATTCCACGGAATGAACTCGCCAGTCGCCTTTGGCCGATGCCAGCGGTCACCGGGAAGCGCAACAGCGGGTAGATCCAGCAGGGTCTCCTTGTCAGCACCCCACACCAGATCAGACGGACCACGAGCAGGGTCCAGGGCAAGTACGGAGAAGTCGGACAGCTTGAGGGGAAACTTGAGGGCGTCGGAGAGGCTGGTTGACAGCATGAACTGGAGCATAAAGTTGCTCCGAGACATTGACTGTTCCCGCTCAAGAAGGTTAATTTCTGAAAAGCGGGTATCTGTTGGTCTCCAAGCTAAGTTCTTAAGGCCATGCTCTTCAATGTCAGCTTGAAGTTCCTTAGCAAGAATATCTTCATATCCAGTCAGTTCTTTTGGATACCTGGCAGGCCACACCATTGGAACATATCCACGTTCCCTAAGTGAATTATAAATGGTAAAGCAAGATTGAGGTGTGCCAAGAAAGATAATGCGGCTATCTTTTTTAGGTGTCAAAACGGATTCAAACTCAGTGACAAGCTGAAGAAGTTTTTCCCTCATCATGTCTGTAGCTGAATTTGTTGGAGTTTCAATGTCGTCAGCAATCAGAATATCTGCGCGAGAGCCAGTTAACTGACCGCTGATACCAACACTTTTTACGGAAGGGCTTTGGGCCGGTTTTGCACCAGCAACATCAAAGGACACTCGTGACCAGCGTTGATCGTCGTCTTGTGGAGCAAGGTGGTTAAGCCACACCACGTCAATAATCACCTTTTGACAAAAGATCGAAAAGTCATCAGCACGTTGCTTACTAGCTGACACTACCATAATCTTTTTGTCTCTGTCGCAAAACAAGTTCCACAACACAAAAGCCGCCGTGACCCAGCTCTTACCCAAACCTCTAAAACATTGCAACTGTATACGCTTACCTCCGTATTGGAGATAACGCGCCATAGCTAATTGAGCACGGGTAGGAGTAGGAAGATCTAGTGATTTCCAAACCAACTTTAAGAATATACTAAAGTCTTCCTTCAATCTTTGCTCTAAATCTTGTGGCGATTGCTTCGAGTTCTTCAAGGGTTGCATTTGATTTAATAGAATTAGCTTTGTTAGAAATAACCCAAATGTTATCTGGAGTGTAACCTTTAGATGAATCAATTCTATCTAAAGATGGAGAGTTGTCACATGCTCCTTTGCCTGCGCTACGAAACAAAGGAATTCCAAGCAATGGGCAGTGGGATGGTACGTTTATGTCTGTGTAATTGATCGTGTGCTCAAACCCTTTTTTCCGGGCCCGGCGTTTTGATCTTTCCCACATTTCATGTTCTACCGTTCCATGTTGTCCATGCCTTACGCCTTTTCTACAAACACATCCTTGTTGTTTTCTAGCGTTTGCAAGTAGCAATTCAACTTGAGCGTGACAAAAACTACAATGATACGGATAGTACCACTGCGAAGGTGCATTAATATGGTGCTGTAAATGGGCTCTAAGGTGGCCCGGACCTTGTAATGGTGTCAACATACCTAAACATATGTGAAAGGGCCCTGTAGGGGCTTACAGGACCCAATGATAGCTATTTACGCTTGCGGCTCTTGCCAGCCTTACTGAGGGCGATGGCAATTGCCTGTTTTTGAGGACGGCCTTCCTTGACCATCTTGCTGATGTTCTTGGAAACGGTCTTCTTTGAGGAACCTTTTGACAGGGGCATGATCAACCACACTTCCAACGCTTAAGGGCTAGGGCTTTGCGGGTGGGTTTGCCGCTTGCGGTTTTCATTGGTCCCTTGACACCACTCATGCGGGCACAGAAGGACTTCTTGCGGGGACCACCCTGCGGCTGAGGGGCCTGTAAATTAGACCCCGTTGCCGCGTTGTACTTCGCTCTGCCTTTGGCGGTGAGGCCGCCCTTACGGGACTTCTCGCCTCTGCCAAGGGACAGGCTAGGATTCTTTTTGGTGGCCATCACTCGCCACGAAGCTTGGTGTTGTACTTCTTACCACGCCAGGTGAAGGTGCTTTTGCCAGCCTTACGGGCAGCAGCAAAGGACGAGTCAAAGCTAGAAGCACCACTGCCGCCGGAGGACGCCTTACGAGGACCCACAACGGGGCTACCCTTAATGGCGGATGCCTTCTTCACGGCAGCCTCACGAGCGCCCTTAAAGCGGGACGTGGAGCCCTTAGCAGCGGCCTGTGCCCGACGACGACGGCCTTCGTCTTTGCTGTTGACGCCAGGAAGAGCATCATCCAGCTTACGAGCAACTGGCTTAAGCGCACGACCAAGAGCTTGTCCGGCCTTGGTGGCAAGAGGGCTCAGGGTTGCATCAGCAGCCACACCAACAGCAGCAGACAAGGGACCACGGGTAAGGCGGGCCCGAGCAAGAGTGCTGCCCATACGGCCCATGGCCTGCTTAGCACCACGAGCAGCCTGAGCAGCCTTACGGATCTCTTGGCCACGCTTGGCAGCAGCACGCACCTGACCGGAATCACCAGGGGTACGCATTTGTTGGGCCCCTTGACGGGGCAGGTTCTGACCAGCACGGGCAGAGTTGGGCAGAGTCACGGCCTTGCCCTTTGTAGCTACGGGCTTGCCTTGTGCCTGACGACGCGCCTGAACGGCCTTGGCACGGATCTGACGCATGGCAGGGCTGTTGCCGTTCGTGATGGCACGAGGCTGACGGCCATCTGGTTTAGCAGCGGGCTTCGAACCAGCACCCTTGGTGCCGCTCAGCTGGGGACCGCCCTTGGCGATCTTTTGCATCTGAGCTTTGCGTCGCTGCTGGGTCAGCATTGACGGGCCTTTCTTTTTAGGAGCCATAATACTTAACCTCAGGCGTTGATGGGACCGGAAGTCGTAGCCACAGTAACGGAGAAACCGGAACCAGTACCACCAATGTTGGCAGCAGCAGCACTCAGCACTTCGCCCACGTCATAAGCAGAACCGCCGTTGACGATGGTCACGACTGTCACAGCACCACCAGCAACGGTGATGTTAGCGGTAGCGCCAGTGCCCGTACCGCCGGTCAGAGCAACACCGGTATAGCTGCCAGTGGTGTAAAGGGTACCACCAACCAGGGTGTTAACAGTCAGGATGCGGCCTTGAACGGTCTCAACGCGGGTAGCACGCCCAACGCTGGTGGTGGTCACAGCCTTGTCAGTCAGGGCGATAGCATAGATGGCATCTTCTGCTTCCTTGACGTTGGTGGCAGCAGTGATACCAGAAGAGGTTTTGGTGGCCAGGGTCTTAACATTTTCCAGCTGGCAGCGACGGCCGGGGGCACTGGAAATATCGCCGTAGGCGGAAACGAGTTCAGCAGCTTTGGTAGCCATAATAATCACTCAAAAAAGGGTTAGCTTGCGGTCCAAGAAAGGACCTTGGAAAAGTTGGAGGTGTCAAAGGAGTCTTGACCGACCCACCAGGACAACCAGTGGTTCGAACCTTTGGACTGGTTGCAATTTAGGCAGGCGGGCACAACATTATGGGTAGTGTCGTGACCACCTCTGGCCTTAGGATGGACATGATCGAGCGTTAAATTTTCAGATGAACCACAATAGACACACTGGTTGTTCCAATGTTCCTTAATGGCTGTCCTCCACATACGCTTGGCTTCGGCTGCGGTCATGGCCTTAAGAAAGTAGAGGTATTCAGAAGGATCT